CGTGATGATTACTCACGACAAGTTAAGTCAGCTGTCCCTAACGGGGGTTAGCAGTGAATTAAGGGCATACGTAGATAAATATGATCTATGGGATTATGAAGCAGGTGAACCTTTACCCGAAGGTGTACCACCTTTTAAAAAAGAAGATTATAGAGAGATCAAAGAAACTAACGTGGTAAGTATAAGAGACGAAGAGCAAAGATGAGTATAGCCCCGTGGTCATTTAGTAAGATTAAGGCGTTCGAACAATGCCCCAAACAATTTTACCATATGAAGATAGCTAAAGATTACCCCGAACCACAAACAGATGCCATGCGGTATGGTACTGAAGCCCATCTTGTGGCTGAAGAATACATAAGAGATGGGAAACCAGTGCCTAGTAAGTTCTCCTACATGGAGGGGGCCCTGGAGTCACTTAACAAAAGACGTGGTAAGAAGTTAACAGAAATAAAGATGGGGTTAACCAGAGAGCTAGAGCCTTGTGGTTTTAGAGATAAGAATGTCTGGTGGCGTGGTATCGCTGACCTTGTTATTGTTGATGATAGTAAGGCGTGGGTCGTGGACTACAAGACAGGTAAGTCTTCCGCTTACGCAGACAAAGGGCAGTTAGAGCTGATGGCGCTCGCTACGTTTAAGTATTTTCCAGAAATAAAACAGGTGAACGCCGCATTATTGTTTGTCAAAATAAATAATATTGTTAAAGATAAGTATACTGAAGATATGATTCCCTCTCTCTGGGAGAAATGGATGTCTAATTACAAGCGTATGGAGATAGCATACGAGAACGATATTTGGAACGCACATCCGAGCGGATTATGTAAACGCCACTGTGCAGTAATTGAATGTGTTTATAATGGGAGTAACTGATGCCATATACTAAATCACCTAGACCCTACAAGAAAGAATACAAAAAACAAAAGGAACGTGGGGAACACCCAGACAGAATGGAACGGCAACGTGCCAGACGTGCTTACGACAAGAAAAAAATAAACCGCAAAGGTAAAGATGTAAGTCACAATAAGATGTTAAGTAAGGGGGGCAGTAACAAAGACGGCACTAGACTGGAAAGCCCTTCAAAGAACCGTGCAAGAAACGGGCAGAAGAAAAAGAAAAAATAAAATATACTGGAGAGTATTTTGAAGATTATTGACAACAAAGCTTTGTTGCTTAGAGTACGTGACCCTAACAGAGTTACAGCCCTCATACCAAAGAGCCAACAATTACCAGACAATAAGGTACTAGTTAACTGGGGGCTTGCCGAAGCATCGAGCCTTAAGACACTAAACATAAAAGCACCGTCACCCATAGAGGGTAGATACAAGTGGACAGGTAAACACAAACCCTTTGACCACCAGAAAACAACCGCAGGGTTCTTGACGATGAACAAGAGAGCCTTTTGTTTCAACGAACAGGGTACAGGCAAGACAGCTAGTGCGATATGGGCGTCGGACTATTTACTACAACAAAAACTAATAAAACGTGTATTGGTTATTTGCCCGCTGTCAATCATGGATAGCGCATGGCGTGATGACTTGTTTACCTTTGCTACCCACAGGACAGTATCCGTGGCTCACGGTGCGGCGGCAAAACGTAAAAAGATTATTGAAGAAGGGTCTGAGTATGTAATCATTAACTATGATGGCGTTGCTATTGTAGCTGATGAGATAAAGAAAGGTGGCTTTGACCTAGTGATTGTTGATGAGGCGACTCACTACAAGAACGCACAAACAACACGTTGGAAGACACTGAACAAGCTAATTAACGAAGATACGTGGTTGTGGATGATGACAGGTACACCCGCCGCGCAAGCTCCAACGGATGCCTATGGTCTAGCTAAGATGGTCAACCCCAGATCAGTGCCAAGGTTCTTTGGGTCATTCAAAGACCAAGTTATGCACAGGGTATCTCAGTTTACATGGAGACCCAAGCCCGATGCTACAGAGGTCGTGTTCAAAGCACTACAACCTGCGGTTAGGTTTACAAAGGAAGAGTGCTTGGACTTACCACCAATGGTGTATGTGAAGCGTGAGGTAGAACTCACACGGCAACAGAAGAAATACTACAAACAACTCAAAGACAAGTTAGTAATGGAGATTACAGGGGCAGAGGTCACGGCTATGAACGCGGCGGTAAGTCTGAACAAACTCCTACAGATATCGGCAGGGGCTGTATATACTGATGATGGGTCTACACTAGAGTTTGATATCAAGCATAGATACAAAGTGCTTCGAGAAGTAATTGACGAATCAAGTCAAAAGATCTTAGTGTTTGTACCCTTTAAGCATGTCATAGACATCTTAACAGACAAGTTATGGTCAGAGGGTATAACAACTGAAGTTATACGTGGCGATGTATCTGCGCCTCAACGAACACAGATATTCAGAACCTTTCAGACAACCCCGAACCCACGTGTGCTGGTAATCCAACCACAAGCCGCCGCACATGGTGTCACGTTAACAGCCGCTAACACAGTGGTCTGGTGGGGGCCGACGAGTTCGCTAGAAACTTATGAACAAGCCAACGCTAGGGTGCATAGGTCAGGACAGGTACATAAATCTACCGTTGTGCAACTCCAAGGTTCTGCCGCAGAAAAACACGTTTACAGGTTATTAGATAAAAGAATTAACGTTCACACAAAGTTGATAGATCTTTACAACGAGGTACTTGACTAGCGTATCAATAGATACTATATATAAATTCTCGATAGGCAAAGGAGAGTATAATGAGCGACGCTACGGCTGAAAAGATGACCAGTGCATACATAAAGATACGTGCCGAGAGGTCAGCGCTATCAGCAAAATTTAAGGCAGAGGACGATAAACTTGTGAGACAACAAGACGTTCTCAAACGAGCATTGCTTGACTACTGTGAGAACCACGGTTTGGAAAGCGTAAGAACTTCTGCGGGATTGTTTTTTAGATCTACTAAGACGAAGTATTGGACAAGCGATTGGGAGGCTATGCATAAATTTATATTAGAGCATAATGTGCCAGAGTTTCTTGACAAGCGTCTAAACACGAGCAATATTAAGCAGTTCCTAGAAGAAAACCCAAACACAGTTCCTGATGGTTTAAACATCGATAAGGAATATGTAATTTCTGTAAGGAAGAAATAATGAGTGAACCATTTGTACCAATCGAAGATGTGGCGAAACATTTCTCTGTTTCCATATCTACTGTACGAGCGTGGGTAAGACAGAACCACATACCTAAAGATACCTACATTAAAATAGGTAATACTTATAGGTTTAACGTGAGTGATGTGTCTCATGCTTTAACTAATAAAGAGAAAGAAAGTGAACCTGCTAATAAGTGGGAGCAACACTTCGAAGAACCAACCGATATCGTTGCTGATATTGATTTAGACGACGATATATAAAACCCCTAAACCTCTTAAGGAGAGCGAAAAATGACTGAGATGTATATTATTGAGAATGTAGAAGCCCTATGGCCTAAAATTGACACCACCTATGTGTTTAAACCAAAGCCAATAGGTAGAAGTATGCCCTGTGACCCTTCAGAAAAAGACGCAGAGTATTCTATACAATTTCGTATGGATAACGAGACAGCGAAGAAATTGTTTATGGCTATGTCAAAAAGCTACCAAGCTAACAGGGAGAAAGACTGGGATGAGAAACTATCAAACCCTTTCATTAAAGATGATGATGGCACTTATACCTACAAAGCTAACCTAAAAGGTAAGTATAGTTCGGGTTTATCTAAACCCCCTATGCAGTTAGATTCCCAAGGTAACAAGTTCCCTGCTGATTTTCAACTAACGACAGGTAGTACAGTCAATGTTGCCGTGCAGTTTAACCCGTATAAAGGTTACGGTCAAAATTCTGTAAACTTAAGGTTACGTGCTGTACAAGTTATCAAGCTTTCTGAACGAAGTGAGTACAATCCGTTTGGTAAAGTAGATGGTGGCTTCACCATAGAAGATGCTAATCCTTTTACTAAGACTGCTGAGAAGTCTAACGTGGTAAGCATTGCTGAACCTGTAGATGACTTTGATGAAGAGCCAGTAAAAGAACCAAAGAAAGTTGTTAAAAAGCCCGCTCCACCACCACCCACGGCGGAAGACGACTTGAGTTCCGTACTCGATGCTTGGGACGATTAAGTCTCAATGGAACTCCGCCACGACTAGGTTTATACCGAAAAGGATATCTGCCGATGTCCAGTCGTGGTGTCTTTCGGCACTAGTGGGTGGATATTATGGAAACAAAAACATTTTTAAAGAGGGTACTAGGTGACGATGGCTTTTACTGCGTATGTGCTTTTAGCGATGAGCGTAGGATACAGAAGCTATACCCCTCAATAGATGCGGTTGTAGACGCGTCTAAAGACCTAGATGAACAAGGATTTGATATATACTTTGGGTTGTCCACGTTTGAGACAGGCCAATCACGTAAAGCAGATAACGTAAAGAACATCAGGTCATTCTTTCTTGACCTAGATTGTGGGCCGAGTAAGGAATACCCTACCCAGAAGGACGCGTTGACAGATCTGATT